CTACTTATTATCTCGTTTCTTTTTCTCATCCATAAAATACAGTGACAATATAGCAAAGAAAGCACTAACAATCCATAATCCAGAAATATAAAATAAAATAGCTGCTAACCCAGAGAAAGTAATCTTTAAAATTTTCAAATCTTTTTTCTTCATAACCTTCCACCTTCACTTTGCTTTAATCCTTCTCCTACAAACTATACTCCACAATTAATCAATTGATATTTTTAATTCCTTTGGTTATCTCTAACTTTCATTGATTTCGTAACTAAGTATATAGCATTTACCATCATTATAAGAACATAAGGTATTAATATAAACAAATTCTCTAAACGCATAATAAAAATAAGCCCTAACATGAAAAATACATTTAACGCAGTTGATATAATAAACCCTTGATCTAGTTCATCATTCTTTTTCAAAATTATCACACTCCTATGTAAAATAAAAACATTATTTATTGTTGGCAACTTGATATTAACACAAAAAACAGGGCAAGCACATGAGTGCCTACCCTTATAGGGATAGATACACTTATATGTTTATGTTAGTATCAAGACAAGAAGAAACTCGTTTCAAAATTATAGAGTCAAAACCTTATTTCTGAATAAAGTAAAGTATTAAAGCTATTATTATAGAAAGTGGAATAATTATCTTATCTGCATTCATCATAGAGTTAGACAATCTTTCAAAATCTTTATCCTCTGACTTATTCTTTTTTAAATTAAAGTACTTTTTTCCAAAATAAAAAGCAGGCAAAACATTAATCAATACAAAGATTATTAGAATCGTTAAAATCATCAAAGTTCTCCTTTTATTTTAATTTAATTCCTTTTAATAAACTTAAGAATATAAGAGATAATGGCGCACAAAATGATAAAAACTAACAAAGTAAGTCCTATATATAAACTACTCTCGTTCCACTTAACTCCTATCTCTACATTTCCATTACTTTCGAACTTTAAATATAAATTAAAGGCTATTAATAATAAAATACTAATACTTGAAATAATACCTACAATATCAAATAATTTCTTAGCATGAGGGTATTTAACATTTTTATTTAACACTTTCTCACTCCCTTAAATTATAAATTATTAATTAATTTAAATACTAACAAAATAACTTCACAATTAAAATCAAAAAATGCCTACCTGAATATTTTCAGATAGGCTCTATTTAATCCTCTAACGGTATATCATCAACAATCATAGTTCTATTAGGATAGTTATCATTTATTTAATCTAGTACTCACTGTTGACCTTCATCATCTTCTCCAATACTATCAATAAACACTGGTGTAGCTACATTCAAGTCTACTTTCTCAGTGAATAAGCTGTGGTATCTGCCGAGTAAATCGCGAGCTTTCATGCGATCACTAGGCTTGATAGGTACATCTACTGTTTCCACATGCTCGTTATATACGAGGTTCATCCTTCCAGTGTCTGGGTTACGTTCAAATGTACCTTTCTTCACTACAGCTTCTTTAGTTTCAGTTTCGTCGCCTACTGCTGCTTGAGTTAATAAATACAATAACTCTTTGGCTGATAAAATGGTATCGTCCATAATCTCGTCTTTCTTACTTTTAATGTATTCGTCCACTTTCTCTTTGCGTAATAACCTACTACCAGTTACATGTGCACTATTTGGTCTATATCCTGCCTTTATAGCGCTTTGAGTAACGTTGAGTGTCTTTATATACTCATTCGCAAAACGTTCTTGTTTTGGCGTTAATTTGTCCATATCATCACTCCTTATAACTAGAATGAGCCTACCCATTTAAGGATAGGCAAATTGTTTGATTATCTTCGATTGTTACTTTGTTTCACTTCATCAATCGCATTTTTATAACGTTCAGTAAGTTGTTTGATTTCAACGCCACCATACTGTTCATTCTTAGTAATAACTACACCAGTTTTAGCCATTCCTGTTTGATTAATGACGCTATACTCAAACATTAAGTTATTGTATTCTTCGTTTGTAGTGTATGGATATAAAACACCTTGTTTTAATTCTTCGAGTTTAAATGCAACTTGACGTTGTTGTGATTCGTTTAATTGATTGTCGTATTTTTGTTGCAACAAGCTTAATTCATAAATATCAGTGTTCGTTACATCTTTACTATTGATATAGTCTACAATCTCACTATCATTATAGAATGATAATCTAGCTTCTAAATTCTGACGTTTAATAATTTCTGTTTGTGGATCTTTAACATTATCTTGTTGGCTTTCTTTTTCAATCTCATTACAGCGTTGCTCTATTTCATTTAATCTATCCGTAGCAAACTGTTTGAATTTATTTTCGAGTTCAGTAACTTTGGGCTTTTGTTGTTCGTCTATTGCCTCTAAACGATAGCCTTGCTTGTATAAACGTTTAGTATCTTCAATTAATTTATTTACTTCATCTAATAAATCTTTATACTTTCTGTTATCGAATAATACACTCCATACGTCTTTTGATGTACCTTGATAAGTAATTGTTGTCATAATGCATACCTCTTTCTGTTTAATTTGCTTGTAAAAGCTTTTCTTGTCTTGCTCGTTTCATACGCGCTTTAATTCTTTCTTTTCGTGCTTTACCTTCTGCCCTACGTCGCTCTTTATCAGCTTTAATTTCTTCTTGTATAGCAGTATTTCTATTATTCTTGTCCTTACTATCTATGTTGCTTATGTCCTCACATATGCGTAATATAAGGCTCTCATCAGCTAATATGTCATCTCTTTGATACCTTTTTATCTGACGTTGTTCACTTTCACTATAGTTAGATAGTATTATGTTAAACTTCTTTAAATCATGATTAGATTTATGCTTAATTTTTTCTAGTTTCTCACGTTCTTCAATAATACTTAATGCCAAATCTTCAATGTGATTTGATTCATAGGACAACTGCATAGTGTATGGATCAATAAACATTCTTGGATAATGTAAAGCGTACATATCTTCAATGCGTTGTTCCCATTTATCAAACTCATTTTTTAAGAATGCAGCATTGTACTTAGTTTTGAGTTGAATAACAGCATATCTTTGTTCTACTCCCAAATGCTACACCTCTTATAATTTAATACGTTTTAAAGCCTCATAACGTTTCATACTACCGTCTGCTAATCTTTTAATACTTTCCATTGCTTGCTGTTTTTCTTCATCGGTAGTAATGATGTAATAACCACGTTCATGTTTTTTATAGCTACATCCTATGGGATAACTATAATCATCAATCAACTTGCTTATAGCATTTCTTAACCATCTTTCATTAGATGAATTATACTCGTACCCCATTAAATTAAGTATCTTGGACTTAGTTATATACTTATCTGTTGAGTTCTTAATGGTATCGAAAATTCTTAAATATTCGGATGGTACAGATTGATTTTTATTTAATATATCTATCATGTTTTATTCCTCGTTTTATTTAGTATTCCCTTTCTATTTACTAACTTCCTAAAACGGTAATGATACATTTAATTTTTCCTCACACTCTAATTATATCAAAATTACACCAAAAACACAAACTTATGTTCTTGTTTTAACTCATTTTATTTTATGCTTAACAACCCTAATAAACATTGAAATAACAACTTTTTATAAGTTCTTTTCATACACTTTCACACACTATAAATAGAGAACGTATGTTCTTTAATATTTGCGCTTTGTCCCCCTCAAGAAAATTAGGCACTTAGCTTTTTTTAGTTTTTTATATAGGAGCCACACACTACATGTGACTCCTTATTAACCTACTCACTCACACTATAGTACGATTCTTTCAACTCACTTAACTTACGCTCTAACGTCTTGTAATCGTCTTGTGTAGCGTTCTCATCTTGTACAAATGAAGTAACCAACTTCAATCCCTCAACTAATTCTGTTGCTGGTTCATTAATTCCAGTAGCTAACTGATATAATACTTCTATATTACCTATCACATCAGCGTTACTAGACTGCATACCCTCAAGTTCTTCAACATTTAATCCACCCTCAATATAAGTGAACATATCTGTGTTATTACTTTCTGCGAATGTCTCCAATCCATACATGAAATATTCATCTTCGAATAATTGTCTTGCCATCATATCACTAATAGATAGGCGCTTATCATCGTGTATTTCAAAACCGTTATAATATCCCTCAATACTTCTTATTAGCCCCTCTGTGTGCTTACTAGACGCTAATTCAAATGACTTTCTCACTTTGCAATCTTTAATATATACATGACCGAATAGCTTTCCATTCATCATCACATAAACTATATCAAATGGATCATTATATATTTTAAAAGCGAAGTGGTTATCTCTACTGCTCTCTAACAATCCTGTGTAGTACCTTAATAACGTAGCTGCTCTTGTTTCAAATTGATTTGCGATTATTTCTATGTTCATTATGATTTATCTCCTTCATTTTTTGTTTTACTGAATTGTTCAAATTCACCTGTCTTGGGATTAAATTTTTTAATATAACGAGCAGGAGCCTTATCAATACATCCCATATCATCACTGTCATAGAAATTAATATGGTGTGCTTTTGTTAAAGCCATACATACGATTGGCGAATACCATATTTCTTCATCATCTATATATTCAACAAATAAATTCTCTGGTGCTGGTATAAGTTGAATCGGAGCATCATAGTCCAGTCGGCTATATATTTCATCTTTTTTATTCACTTTAAACGCACTCCATTTCTTTCTTACAAATATTAAATGCAACAGGCAACCAATGATCTGTTTTAATATATTTAGACTTCACTATCGGTAAGTCCAACCCTTTACCATCAACTAGATAAATAATTGGTGGACAAATATCCATCTCAATTAATCCATCTCGTTTAAGTTCAGCAATAATATTAAACGCTTCTTGGTTCCATCCAATCCAAAACACTATATTTGGATGTTGGCCACTTGTATATGCTCCATCACCTTTATAATTAAAGTTATTTTCTTCAAATACATTTTCTATTTCTACAAAAGTAGTTCCATCGTGTGATTTTATATATTCTAAAATTTTTGATTTTAATTCATTCTTATTCATTTTCTTCCTCCTAAAATTGTATAGGTGTCCCACTGTCTTATTTGCATTGTTTTTTAGGACACGCAAAGACACCCTTCAATCCTCACTCCCTCAAGGGGTTTGATTAATCTGTCTTACTGTCTCCCTACTTACTACCTATATATCTATATTTCGTACTTTGTATATATATTCTGTAAAACTTTTAACTAAAAACTATCAAGACACCAAGACACTTATAGCATGGCATTACTGCCACAAGGGCTTAAAGGTGTCTTAAACCTGTCTTATAAGTGTCTTACTGTCCTAAAATTTATGACGATTCGACTTTAAGTTCCTTATAGTAAGAAGATAAATCTATGCTAAAACCATACTGCTTGCCTATGCCTTCACCATATCGCGTTTGCTTTTTCACTGTGCTACAATATCGTGTATTTCTTAACGCTTTATCAATCTTTCTTAAATGATGTTGTTGTGGTTGGTCATCTCGTTTCATCATCACTTTCCAAATTTCCATACTACATACTTTGTCACGCCATACATAAGCACCTGGTTTTGTATTTGGTAATTCAATTAATTTACCGTCACCATATAATTTAATGTAATCTTGGTCTATAACATCGTGAGCAGATATTCTTTTTTCTTCTAATGTTCTATACCAATAGTCAGATGGAATAGGACGCTCAAGAAATTCTTCAATTTCACCGACTAAAGCATCTTTTTCAGAATGTTCTTCTTGGACTTTCAATGCTGTTTCACTAGCTTCTTTATCTAACAACAATGCTTTATCCGTTGGATCATCATCAAAATAAACTTTAGCTTCAGCAAACATTTGTTGAACAATGTCTTGTGTTAAATCGTCAAACGGACTTTTAGTTGCTTTATTTTTATCTGTCGTAATAGGAAAGAAACGACGGTTACCTGTTTGGTCTTTTAGAAATTCATAATTATTTGTCGTACCTATAAACACACATTGGCGTGGATGTCGCTCAATACGTTTACCGTATGAAGCTCTATAAATATCTACAATCGCACTAATGAAACTTTTAATATCTTCAATAGTAGACTTTTGAAATGCTGCGAGCTCTTCTATCTCACACAACCAGGAACCTTGTATTTTTTTATAGGACTCATCACCTTTAAACGTTTTTAAACTTTGGTTATACCAATGACCACCTAATTTACTTACTGTCGTAGATTTGCCATCACCTTGCCCGCCATATAAAATAATCATGGAATCGTATTTGATACCAGGTTGATAAATTCTAGCAACCGCACCCATCATCCACTTTTTAGTCACTTCACGATTGTAGTGATTATCTTCGGCACCTAAATAATCAATAAATAATGTTTCAATTCGCTTATTGCCATCCCATGTTTTAGATTCAATCATGGACTTAATAGGATGAAATTTATTATGATAAGCTTCTTTTTCAATGACACTATCCATAATGTCACGACTAAATTGCACATTATAATATCTATCTATATGAGAAATGACATGAGTTGTATCAATATCAGCCCAATAATAATTATTATCATCGTTGGTACGCCAATATGGTAGACGTTTTAGTTTAGTAATTTTTTCAAAGGAATCGTATTGTACTAACCTTTTTAAACTTTCATCATTTTCCATTATTAATTCTGCGTTTGCAGTGGTCTTTTTAAGGGCTTGTGTTGTGGCTGATCGTCTTAATTTACTACGCCAATCATCACTATTGGCCAAATAATTATTTTCATCAATCAACTCAAATACTTCTTCTTTGGTTACATCTTCCAAATAAAAACCTCCTTACTTATTCTTACTATCTTTCTTCAAAATGCTTTTGAATGTACGATTAACTTCCTTTTGTTCAATTGGTGGCCTGCAGGTCATCGCCCATGCACTTACTAATCCATACACTAGGTTAGCATCCACATAACGACGCAATAAGTAACCTGTCAAAGAAGCTAATGTTTGATTACGCTCACCTTTACCAACGCCAAAAGCAATTTCACGCCAATACGCACTGTCACGTTTTTTAAATTGATTTGAATAATTCACTGTTATAGGTTCGTCTTTAACAGCCATCTTGTTTAATTCTTCAATGGTAATTGCTGGCGCATCATTATATTTAAAAATGTAAATTGAACCCTTTGATTTTTTTACTGGTAAGGCCATAGCTTGTGATGGTACAAAACTAGCTTCATCTACTGGATAACCAATATAACGTGCTAATCCATTTGAATACTTCCGATAGTCTGATGCACTCATTGGTTCATTTAAAGGTACTATAAGACGAATACGAGGGTTTTCAACAGTATATGAATACGTTGTATGAAACACCCAAGATACATGTTCCAATTTAGCTTTCAGCACTTCATATAGACCTTTAAAATCTTTGATTTCGTCATAGTCCAATGTAATAGCAGTTCGATTGATTAAAGTTTGATCACTACGATACTTACTAATTTTTTGATTATCTTTTTCAACATCTTCAAAATCACCATATACACATAAACCACGTATATATTTATCTGAGTTGATTCTTGGTGTTTGTAGTTTATCTAACCACTTAGACCATTCACATAAGCCAGAACCATTACATGAATTTGAATACAAATTTTTATATTGAACAATTTGAATTTTAAAATCGTTATTTAATTTCACATTTTGAAAATCCAATTTTTGGCCTCCATTTATTACAAACAAAAGGACAAAGATGTTATAATAAATATGTGCAATTTCTTAATTGCCCTTTTGATTGTTAATTATTAATTTTCTATGCGTTATCTGATTCTGTCGCCAAACTTACATCAGATGCGCATTTTTCTATATCTTCTAAAACTGTATCTAGTTCTTTTAGATAAATATTTAATAAATCAATGTGTTGTGTGATGTAACAACGGTGTTCATGATAACTGGCACCATGTTTCAATATTTCATCTTTAGTTAACTGGTGCCCTGAATCATACGTAAAATACTCATCATCAAACCAGCAGAATGTTGTAACTGCATCATTGATTTTTCTTTTAATAATATCTACATCTTCAATCAAACTTTTAGTTTCCCAATTCATTATTTGACTCCATTTCTTCACCAATAAGCGTAATTATTGTATTAAGTTTTGAATTTAACCCAGCATCTACAAAACTATTTTTTAATTCTGATACATGAAATTTTAAATTTTTCATTCTAATATTCCTCCAACTTTTCAACAAAACTTGTCATCTCTTCGATTGCTAGTTTTAAATTTTCAATATCATCCTTAGTAATGAATTTATGAATATTAGATTCTTCATAATTTATAGGGAAGTCCATCAAGTTTTCTGTTGCTCTTACAAGCTCTTTATAATTTCTGTAATCCATAATAATTTCTGATATCTCACTATCACTTAATCTAGGGTATTCACTTTTAATAATTGAAGCATCTCTACGATATTCTTTTTGTAGTAGTTTGCTCATTTTTTTAATGTGCTTTTTGCCATTTACGATATGATCGTAATTCAATTTGCCTTCAATATTTTTATAATCTTTGTTATTTAATTTATTCATCTTATTCATTCTCCTCATTGATATTTAATTTTTTCTCTAACTCTTGGACTGCCCATTTCATTATTAATTCAAGATGTTTTTCTCGATTAATTTGTGAAACTACTTCTTGCCCATCTTTAAACTCGGTGTGCTCATAACTTTCAAAGTGATTATAAATACTTGTTTTAAGTTGATATTTCACGTGTTCTAATACATCAATTTGTTTTTGATTCATCTTATTCATTCTCCTTTTTGTATTCGTACTTATCAGCAATTGGTAATGTTAAAGTTTGTATTAGTGCAGTTATTGCAATTCCATGAATAAAATCAATAGAATATGCATATAAGCAACCAATTGTTATAGCTAGTACAGAAATCAAAATATATAGTTTCATTAACTTTCACCTCCTTTAAAAATTAACTTTAATTTTAGAACTAAATAATTCATCAATTGGCATGTTATACATTTCTGAAAGAATCTGACACTCATTTAAATTAAAAATTGCTTTGCCACTTTCTTTTAACTGATAACGTTGTGGACTAATACCAAGTTTGGTAGCAACTTTCTTTTGAGTATCACCGTTTTCTTTTCTAGTGATGTACAACATTGGAAAAGCTAAATTTGTCATTTCTAAAACCTCCTCAATAAATAACATGTATAGTTGTCATATTAACTATAAATGAATTATATAATTGTTATTTGCTTATTGTCAAGTTTATATTGTGATTTTAATTCAAAATAACATATAAACGTGTTATTATTTGTCTAGGAGGTCATAGATATGATTAAATTCAACTTAAAAAAAGTAATGAAACAAAAAAATCTTAACATAAGTCAATTAAATGAAATGACAGGCATATCAAGAAATTCATTAAGTCTTTTAATTAACGGTAAAAGTCAAGGAGTACAATTCGAAACGATTGAAAAAATAACTAGAGCCTTAAATATTGGAATAGAAGAATTGTTCGAAAAGAGTTTTAATGAAATTAAAATTACATTTAGTAAGCTATATAATATAACTAAAAATCATGAACATAAGTATAAAGAAGGAAAAGTAAACGATGAAACGAACGAATTTATTCCGTTTGGGGAAGAAACAAAAGAAGAATATAGCTACACTTATGTAGGTATACGTTTAAAGTACATTATTGATGGTTCTGAATTAGAAGAATATATACCATATAAGTTTTGTTTGGAGTTTAACACTAATAGCATTTTACATTTACACATTTTATTCGATGATAGTGACTTTAGAAACGATTTTATTTACTTATTAGATAATGTAAAGAATTTTCAAAACTTGATACTGACATACATTACTTTAAAAATACTAGAAAATTTAAAACAAAGTGTATTAGAAAATATAAAGAATAATTTCAAAATTGACAATAAAATAATCAATGTTACATATGACTTAAATGAAAATTCTATTCAATTACCATTAGATAATGATTTAACTATAAATTACGATATTTTAAATCATGAAATTAAAAAAACAAATGACAAATCACTATATACTGTTACTTTTGATAATGGTATATATTTTAAATACCAAAGTAGGTGATTACCATAGAACATAACTTAAACCTATCCCACAATATATATAAAGACGCTAAACGTGGTACATACTATTTTCGTATAAAGTACTATGATAAATATAATCAACGTAAAGAAATAAAAAAGAGTGGCTTTAAACAACGTAAAGAAGCGTTGAAGAAATGTAATGAAATTATGGACGAGTTAGAGGGTGTAGGACAGATAAACAAACTGCCCTTTGATAAGCTCGTAGATGAGTATATAGAGTGGTATTCTGCACGTCGCAAGTCATCAAGTGTAAAAGCATTAAAGACACATACAAACAACCATTTGCTACCTTATTTTAAGTCTATGGACGTCTTTAATATGACTACACAGGATGTTATGAAGTTTCAGAATACGAAGTTAAAAGAGGGACACTCTGGAGAGTACCTAAAGAAAATGCACGTGTTCCTAGTATCGTTACTTAACCATGCTATGAAGTTTCATGATCTAAAGCAAAATGTAGCCTCTCTAGTAGGTAACTTTGAAATTGAATCAAATAAGCGTTTGAACTATTGGACATTAGAACAATTTAACCAATTTTATGACGCATTAGCTACACAACAACAAAAGTTATTCTTTAAGCTACTGTTTTACTCTGGTGCACGTAAGGGCGAAATTAGAGCCCTCACATGGCGTGATATTAACTATGATGATGATTTCATACATATTAACAAAACAGACTATCACGGTGAAGTGACAGCCCCTAAAACAAAAGCAGCAATACGTGATATATACTTGCCTGCTCATATGATGAATGACATAAAAGAATATTTAAAATGGTACAAAGAAAACAATGTATATAAAGATGATTATGTATTATTCGGTACATTCTTCAAAGCATACAGTGAATCAACTATAGATCGTTGGTTTACTACTGCATTAAAAATATTAGATGAACAATTGCCAGACGGTCAGACATTTCCTAGAATTGTAATTCATGAGTTAAGACATAGCCATGCATCTATGCTAGTCAATCATGGTGCAAGTATCATGGTAATAGCACAGCGTTTAGGTCATGCTGATAGTAATGAAGTATATAACCGATACGGTCATTTATACCCCAGTACACAGAAAGAAATAGTTAAATATTTGTGAGGTAATTAGATGAAAAAATTTTTTTATAAATATAAGCGAAGAATTGTAATAATTGTAATAATTGCAATTATCATTTTATTTATATTCTTTAAAAACTTTCGATTATATATTATTTGTCATCATATTGATTTGTTAAAAATAGCGACACCTATGTTAATTGCTTATTTAGTATATAAATATACAACAGATAATCATAAGAGAACGTTGTTAAATGAATTGGATTCTAAATCAGAATGGAGAAAGACCCTATTTGAAATTGCAGGGCATTCAGAAATTAAAAAGGATAATCTATATCAATTTAGAGCCGCATTAAGATTCACATACAAAAATGAGGACGACTATTGTAATCATAAATATTTTGACTGTATGAACATTATAATTATAAAATATTGTGAAAATTTAATAAATTTAAAGCGAATAGAAGAAAACAAACAAGATGAAAATCGTCAATCTGTTTTAGAAAATTATGAAATGGATTCAATTAGAGTATTTTGTATTTACATGTTAGCAGATCATTGGGAAAAAAACCAAAACAAAAATTTTGAATTTAACGATCCAGTAAAAGAAGTAGAATTATGTATAGACACTTTACAAAAATTTCTTAATATTAATAATAAAAACTATTGTTATAAATATCATAAAAGCAAATTAAATAGAGATAATTTTTACTGTTTGTATCACCAAAGTTTAAACTTCATAAATTCCATGACATCCTAA